AAGTTGTTGTAGAAGAGAATCTCGTAGGTGTAGCCGAAGGGGACCGGTGCCAGAAAACCCTCCCCCGTCAGGTTGGTCGTGTTCCAGTAGTCCGAGTAGAAGTTATTCAGGAGACCGTAGAGATTCGTGTTGAAGAAAAGTCGCATCTTTGGCTGGGTCTGAGGAGAGGCCACCCCTGCGACGTAGGGAACGGCCGTGAAATTCGTGATCCGGGTGCCAAAGCCATCCGAATCTGCGAAAATGCTGAAGAGACGGCTCTTGTTATCGTAGGTCAGCTGCGGCTCATTGACATAGGCCTTGAAGTTGGCGTAGGTCGGGAAGGGAAACGGATCGGTGAGACCGGCCGTGGCCGCCCACTGAGCCGCGAACTGTGTGTAGAGAAGCGTGTAGGCCGTCTCCACCTGCGTCTGAAACATAGAAACGAAATGCGTAAATGTATTGACGTAGTAATAGTCGGTGGTAATATCCTGCTGCCTGAGGGGAGGTGCGGGGACGGGAGCCACGAAGGTGTTGTAGTTCTCAGGCAGGAAATCCATATGCGTAGGGTTCGGCGTGATGGCGAATGCGATGGGACCCAGAACAGTGTTCCACGTCTGCTGATACGTAATGGCCAACTTGTAGGTCGTCTTATTTACATCCGTCTGACCCAGTTCAATCGTGGGAATCAGGATAGGCAGATCCAGTCCCGGCCCGTTCATCGTGAAGCGAACGATCGTGAAATCATATTTGGAGGTGTCCGATACCAGTGCCGTATCACGAGTCTCGTTAAAACGAATCTGTGGATCCGGTGGCACGTTTCCTGCTACTCCCAGCGTATCGGCTGACGTATTGTTGATGATGTCGGCGTTGAAGTAGATGTAGTCCGGAAAGCCGTCATCGCCCATCCCTTCATTTACCACATTGGACCTACGGGTGAATGACATTCTATACTACTCGCCGATATTTATTTTCTTAGCTTATTGAACGTCTGCTCTACCACGAACTCATCAGGTGTCTTGCCCGTCTCCTCAATCATCGCATTGTACTGATCAATATCCTTGTTGTCGTACATGAGTCGGACGGCTGAGTGACGGCCGCACGTGGCCACGTTGGGACTCTCCCGCTGAAAGTCGTGCGTGTTGTAATAGACGGGCAGACCAGTGGCTCGGAGAAGTCGTGTCAGGTCGGGACGCTCAATATCATATTCCTCCAAACGGTTCCTTCCGAGGCCCTTTTTCTGAGTCTCAGGCTTGTCCCCGTAGGGATCAAAGAACTCTATCATTTTGGGCCGCTTGAACAGTGCCGTCCAGTGACCACTCGTCGGGCCATTATTGGGGAACAGAAGAATCGCACGACCTCGCTTATCAAACAGTTCATTTGCGTCTTTGAGATCCTTTAATTGTGGATAATTCCATATCTTGATGCCTCGGCCGAGCAGACGGCGAATATCGCCGTCGCTTAACGCATATCGTTGCGCCTCTTCCATTCTATCCTTCCAAAATATTTTATCTTCCCATTAGAAAGAGATGGCGGTCCCCTACGCAAATTGGACTGCTTACAACCAATATCAGGTTGGTGATGTCGTAAATTATAGCGCATTCGCGTACGTAGCCCAGCAGGTTTCATTCGGTGTGCCACCCTTTCCGGTGAATCCAGCGTGGGTTCTGCTCACCAGCATCGGTTCCGTGAATGGCATTCAGACAATATCCCAGTCGGGTAACTCCTTCAGCCTCAACAAGGGCGGGGGGTCTGCGAATGTGGCGACAACGACTACAGTCGCTGCCACGGCGCAGAAAACGACGGCTCAGAATTACAATGACGGCGGCGGCGCGGGGCTTGAAATTACGGACTTTGAATCTGATGTCTTTGTTGGGAATCTTGGTGGTACTCCTCGTAATTTGACCGTGAATGGCTATGCGGAACTTTACCAGATCCGTGATTCGGTGGGGGCCGTAGGAGCCGTCGGGGAAGTGTTGGGCATTGACCCTGCGGGAGCCGCGGGAGCGCTACTCTGGCAAGTGGGTGGCGGTGGCGGGGGTGGATACGTCGGCTACGGGACATTTACATACAATAGCTCGGTGCCTCCTTTTCCCACTGGCACTTGGTTCCTATCTGGCAACACCCTCTACATACAAGACGATCCTGCGCAGCAGACCTTTCTGAACGCGCTAACGCAGATGATTGATGCGCAAGGCACGGCCTCCCTCACCATTTGGCAGTCTTCAAGCGTTAATCTCTCCAATATCGCCACGGCCTATGTTTTGGCAGGGGGTGTGTATTCTTTTTCTGTTGCCGCAACGGTCGGTATCCTTTGGAACTCCGTGCCTACGACCTTTTACCTGTATCCTACGCCTATTGAGGGACCCACCGGCCCCCAAGGTCCCACGGGTCCCGCAGGTCCTTTCTCACAGGCCCTCGCCAACAAAATCCTCGTGACCGAGACACCCGACCCCTCAGGGGGAGTCGTGAATTTGCTCTGGATTGGCGGCCAAGCCGCCAACGTGTATGTCCCCTATGGCGTGGGGACTACCACCACGACCCTCGCTCCCGCCTATCCGGGTCCAAGTGGGGGGTGGAACTTCAGCAAGACCTACTTGGCGGAGAGTGCGGCATCCCTTGTCAGCGGCAAAACGTATGTCATTGTAGCCGTGGGAACGGGGGTGAATTGGGTGGCGATGGGAGCAGCGGCAGCCACCGCTGGGACTGCGTTCTTGTACAACGGGACTCCCGCCGTTGGAACAGGTGGCACGGCCTATGCCACCACCAAAATTTCGTGGTATGCCCTCAATGCCCTCTATGGAGAGTCGTTGCCTACTTCCACTATCCCGTCTATCGCTATGAAAAAGAAAAACCTCCGCAATGCGTGGTTCTTGGTCAAGATGAACTCGGATGTATCCCTTCAAGGCTCCATCGCAATCCAGATTGAGACCTATGCCTATCAGTATGGCAGCAACACAACGAACGACTACACGGGTCGGTGGGCGTACTCTATGCCGCTCCAGCAGAATGTGGGGTTCAACGCAGCCGCCGGTCAAGATATTAGTGGAACAGTGTTGGGTCGCAGCTTTCCTCGTCTCCGCTCGGGCTTCACCTACCTGTTCTATGCGGGAGATATGAGTCCAGCCTACCTCCCCCTCCCTCTCAATGCGGGATCTTACGCCCAAGGTGGGTCGGCCCTCTTTGCCCCGTCGCAAGTCAGTACCGAAAACACCCTTCGTGATCCCTATGAACTCTACACAACCTACCCTCATTTCGGAATGACCTCCACGGCTTACACACCCAATGCGGTTCAGCCCACCTACGGTGGCTTAAATCCCTATACAGACCCTGCCGATGTGGAAGTCGCTTCCATCTACCTCAACACCGATTCTCGGTCTCCTCCTGTTGGGATAGGGCAGCAGACGATGGACTTTACTGTGACGGCGTTCGGCTACAGTGGTCTCGTGGAGGGTGGTGGTGAGCAGACGTTTAGTTATACGACCTCTTATGGCTTTTCTTAGCAAAGGTCTAAACCTCATATCGGGAAGGGTGTCAAATGGTAAGACCTACTGGAGAGATCTACATTCATCGCCAAAAGCAGCGCTTCGCAGTCTGTGTAAAGCATTTCTGGTTGGGAGCCTATGACACCCTCGCAGAGGCCATTGAGGTACGCGATACATATTTAGCGAAGATCGCTATCGTGGGAGGGGTTTCCTGAAATAAAGCTCCAAACACGCGATTTTCCCCACTGAGGCGCACTCATCTTCTGCGACATCGGGGCCTTCACATTTTTTTTGTAGCTGCCCTTCATTCTCACGCTAAGGGGGTTCGTTTTGTAAGCCCCGAGTCCGCGCCGATACACTTGGCATAGCACATCCACTGAGTAACCGGAAATCTCGCTGAGTTCTGGAATGGAGTATCCACGATCCTCCAGTCCATAATATTCCAAGACTTGCTCACGTTTGGTCTTCATGCTATAATGGCTTCTCTTTTTTCTTCGGCTTTTATCGCCTCAATTTTCGTGTCCCCCTTTGGGGTTACGTTGTCTATTTCTAAGGAGATTGTTTTGGTTGCCCCGCAGCAGGTACTGCGGAGCCGTTTGTGATTGACCGCCCCTATGATGATGCCCCCTACTATAAGAGCAAGGCTGAGCCACGAAACGATCTGTGTTCCCAAGGCCGTGTCAGCCATTTATAAGGTCGCAGAAAATAAAAGACCGAGTAGATGGACCCCCTACTGACTGAGAACCCCGACCGATTCACCCTGCTGCCCATTGTGTATAGGGATCTGTACAAAATGTACAAGAATATGGTCAGTTGTCGCTGGATCACTGAGGAGGTGGATGTCAGCAAGGACCGTGCCGAATTTGATGCTCTCGGAGAGGGCGAACGTCATTTCATCAAGTCCATCCTCGGTTTCTTTGCCGGGTCGGACGGTGTTATCAATGAAAATCTATGCGCCAACTTTGCCAATGAGATCCAGATCCCAGAGGCCCGTGCGTTCTATTGTGAGCAGATGGCCAATGAAACATGCCATTCGGAAACCTATGGCCTCTTAATTGACACCTACATATCGGATCGTCAGGAAAAGCTCAAACTCTTTCGTGCCATTCGCACGATGCCCTTTGTGGCCAAGAAGGCTCAGTGGGCAATGAAGTGGATGACGCGGGATACCTCTTTTGCCTCACGTCTGATGGCCTTTGCCATCGTGGAAGGCGTATTCTTCAGCGGTGCCTTTTGTGCCATCTATTACTTCAAGGAGCGCAATGTACTCAAAGGGCTTACCATCGCCAACGAATTCATTGCTCGGGATGAAGGCCTCCACACGGATTTCGCATGTCTGCTTTACAACAAGCTACAGAATCGCCTACCCGAAGCCGAGGCCCACGTCATCTTCAAAGAGGCCATCGCCATTGAAAAGGAGTTTATCATTGAGGCCCTGCCGTGTTCGCTCATCGGAATGAACTCCAAACTGATGAGTGAATACATTGAATTCGTGTCGGATCGTCTGCTGAATCAGCTGGGCTACGCAAAGCTCTTTCACTCCAAGAACCCTTTTGG